CGCGAGCCAACGGACCTTAATCTGCACCGCCATGCCCCGAACGCTTTCCAGCCACTCCAGGCATTCGGCCAGATAATTCTGCACATCCTGCAGCGTCTCTTCGGTCGCCAGCGCGCGCTGCACGAGCCACAGGCGGCTGCCGACCAGCGCGCCGGTCGGATCCAGCGCATCGCCGGGGTATCCGCCGCGCGCGGTAAAACTCTCCGGCGTCGCCCAGTCGGTCACCGTTGTCGGCACAACGTCATCGGGCTTAGCCCGGCGGTTGGCGCAAATGCTCATCAGCATCGCGCTGGCCGGCGTGGCATCGAGCGCAAAATCGCGCCCGCTGTAAACAACGTCGCAGCACCGCGTCGCAGGGTTATATGCCAAGGCGATATCCATGGCGGCATCATCGCAACGCCAGCAAAATTCCGCCCGCTGACACATGTCAGCAGCGCGTTTCGGATTTAGGTTTTGCGAGAGCGGCGCTTACAGCGTCGCGTGATTATCGGACACTGTGCCTGTCGCCGTCAAATTGCCCTCGACCGACACGTTGCCAGTGGTGAGCGTGCCGGTCACCGCGAGGTTGCCATTCAGCGTGAAATTACCATTCAGCGTGCAACCATTGGGCGCATTGACCGTGCATGCCTTGGTGTGGACATTTACCTCCGTGCCGCCCCAGATATCGACGATGCCGCCCTGGCGAATATGCACGCGCGACCCATCCGCCCCATACAACACGCTCTCGCCGGTGAGCAGCTCGCCAAACCGGGCGGAAGGGTTGCTGAGCGGCAGCATGCGTAAATTCGACGGGTCGCCGCCTACCGCCACCACCAGGCCGATCACGCCGTCAGCCGGCGGGATCGAAGAGAAACCCCACGCATCCATAATCTCCACATCGGCGCGGTTCGCATTCGTCCCGGTGCTCACATTCGCGGTCTTCGCACCGCCGGTATCGTTCACCGATGTCACCACGCCGATCGCCAGCGCATTGCGCAAACCGCTGATGATGCTGCGCATCAAATGCTGCATCAGCCTTGCCTCGTTGGGCCAAAGCTCTTTGGCTTGCGCGCCTGGATATAGCGCGGATCATCCGCCGGCTCATCGATCCGGTCGAACGCCGTGCGGCCGGCGAGCTCCAGCTGCGTGAACTCGCCGGTGCCATCATACCGATATGTCACGCCGCTGATGAGCATGTCCTGATCGATCCCCACGAACGGATCCGTCACGTGGCTCAGCGCGTTCGGCAACCACAGCGCATTGCTCGCGCCGGCGCGCCAATCCAGCACCTTATAATTCAGCGTGTAGCCCATCCCTTTCGCGACGCGCAGCGCCCACTCCGCCTGGTCCTGCACGCTAGCGCCCCCGCTCTGCGTTTTCACGCTGCGCACGGTCGGGCGGTAGCGCGTAATCGCCGGGTCGATCGCATGGCCGAGCATCTTTGTCGTCACGCTCTCCGTCGTCGTCGATGTCGTGGATGTCTCGACGGGGAATGTCGAGCCATCGGTCGGATCCGTGGCGAGCGTCATCAGCGGCACCTGCGCCTTTCGCGTGACGGATGTGTTGGTCTGCCCGATCACGTAATAATCCGAGAACCGCTCGGCCCAGCTGGCTTTCACACCGCCGCCCTGGATATTGCCCGGGCGGGTGAGCGGAGCCGGCGCGCGCGAGCTGCCGCCGCGCGTGAGCAGCAGGCCGCCCACGCCATCCGAAAGCACGAGCAGCGCGCTCTGCCGCGCGGCCTTCTCAATCGCGGAGAGCGCCACCTCATCCGCATCCACACCGAACAGCGGGAAAATACTGTTGATCGCCACATCGGTGCGGGCAGTAATTCCGAAAGGCTTCGCAATCGCCTGTGCAATTTGCAGCGTGTTGCAGTTCCGCCATTCCACCGGCCCGCTCGGCACCGCGGCACAATCCACCAGGTCGCCGGTCTTATCCCTCCCCGTGATCGAGCAGGTCATCGAACTACCTTCCCAGGCCGCATCAACCTCGTCGATATAGCCGGTGAGCACGGTGGTGCCGTCGATCGCCACGCTGCAAGGCTGCCCTTGCATCACCACAGGGAAACGCGGGAACGGATCGAGATCAGGATCGAAGGCGAGCGCCTCGCGGCCGGAATCGCGATATTCCACCGTGAAGCTGCCCGCGATGTCGCGCAAATTCCGGCCGCACTGCACCGAGGTCCAGCGCGAGAGCGTCATGCCGCCCACGGTGAGCGTGAAGCGCCGGGTAGTCGGCTGCTGTGCGGGCAGCGTGCTCATTGGTTCAGGACCTCCAGCGGCCCGGGCGGTACCAGCGCCGGGTTGGTGATGTTGTTGCGCGTGATGATGTCCTGATACGTCGCCAGCAGCTGGTCCGGGTCATCGCCGGAGATATATTGCGCGATCAGCCACGCCGGCATGGTGCGCGGAATATTGATCGTCACCACCGCCGGCAGCCGGCCGATCAGGCTGTTCAAATCGGCGCTTAACGCCGCCTTAATGCTCACCAGGTCGCGCCACACCGGCGCTGCATTGGCCGGGTCCATCTGCGCTGCAATCCCAGCCGCCACGGCCGCGCTATCGAGCGCTGCATAGAGCACCGCCGCCTGCGCCTGGGCCTGCTGCTGGCTGGTATAGACGATATCGCTGGCCGCCTGCACTGCAGCGCCCACCAGCGCCGCCTGAAATGCCGCACTCAGCGCAGGGCCAGGCGCATTGGCGCTGCTGCCCGCCACCACGCCGGGCACCGCCGCCAGCAGCGTGTTGACGGTATCCACCGGGTCCGCCGCTTGGGCTGCAGTCGTCGCCCCGCCTGGCGCTACAGCGGAGGGTAGCGTCGGCGTGCATGCCCCGGCGATCGCCGCCGGTACCGCCATCACATTGGTCGCGGTCAGCGCCGCCCAGGCGGCACTCGGCGCGGTAACGATCGAGGTCAGCTCAGAAATCGCGCTGGTGGCGGCGGACAAGATCGCGCCGGCCGAGGGCGTGCTGGCGATGACATTATTCACCACGCCCGCCACGTTGCTGAGCCAGCTCTGCGCGTAGCCGAATGCACCCAAAACATTTGAAAGCGGGCTGAGCACGTTCGCCAGCCAGTTCTGCGCATCGGCCGTCAGCGCATCGAGCTGCGTTTCGAGCTGGCTGAGCGTATCGAGCCCGGCCTGCGCGCTCGGATTAAACGGCAGCAGCTGCACCTCGAAGCGCGCGACGCGCAGCTCGTTCGCCGCCATCGAGATTTTGGGCAGCTGCCCCGGTGCCTGGATGACCTGCAGCGAGCCGAGCCAGGGATGCACGAGCGTGTAAGGACCAGGCGAGCGGACCACCGCACGCAGCGTGCGCATCTGCGCGAGATAATCATCCCCCACCAGCAGGCCGCGCATCGAAATCGCGCCGTCACTGGCGCCGAGATCCTGATAGCTCGCGTCATCGATGCCAGGATACAGAAACTGCATCACGCGCCGGCCGGTCGCTTGGCTCGTGTCGATCACATAAAAAGGCACGCCGCCGAAGGTCGCGGTCAGCAGCGTCTGATAAAGGTCCTGGATTTCCATCAGGGCGTGTTCAAAACGTTGCCCTGGTTGACGCGCACGTTGGTCCCTGGAGGAACATTTTTCGGCGTCACGTCCACATGTCCGCTCGGCGAGACAATGACGTGCAGCTCCATCGGCACATTATAGCCAAAGCGCGATCGCTGAGCACCGTTGGGATATTCGTGCATTTCGTGCGCCGTGTATGCGGCGAGTGTGCCGATGGCCGAGCCGAGCGGAGCTGCGACATAATTCGAATAGCTATCACCGATTAAGTTCAAACCCTTCAGCGCAATATCGGCCGCGCTGCCCAGGTTCACGAGCGCAGGGATCACGTCCTGGCCCAGTTCGCGATTCATCTGACTAAACTGCTCGTTGACAATATTGACCTGGCCCTGAGGGGCGTTGAGCGCACTTTGAAAATCGGTCTGCACTCTCGTGCTTGGAATGTCGTATAGTTTTGCCTCATCGGCTTTGAAAACATCAAAATTCTCGGCGATGGCCATCGCCGCATGCGCGGCCTGCTGGTTGTGGAATAGCGCACCGAAAATCTCACGCTCATCCGTGCCGGAAATATCGGCGGGCAATTTACTCTCGACGAGGTGAGCCAAGTCCATCATCGCATCGAACGATCCTTCGCCCGTTGCTTCGCGGCTGTCCAAATATTGGGGAATATTGATGCCGCTAATATGGTATTTATCGAACAGAGCGCGCGCAGAAGGAGCCAGCAAATCCATGGAGCGCTTCGTCCGGTCAAAAAATCGCGCCGCAATCGGCGATGCCAGATAGCTGAGCAAATCGTTCGTATCGATGGCGTCTTCGGCTGAATCGCTATAGTCCTTATGCGTTGCTTCAACCTCAGCCGCCACCTGCACCAGGCCGCCGATCCCTCCATCCTTCATAAGACTCAACTGGGCTGCGAACCCCTGAAGCGAATTCCCGAAATCCCCGACGGAGAAACCACCAAGGCTGGACGCTCCCGAGATGATCGACAGGGCACGCGAGATCTGGTCGGGCGAAATGTTCAGCACCTGGTTCAAGGCGGAAACGGCCTGCGCATCTTCTATCGGCTCGTTGTTGTACGCGGTCGCATCCTGCGCCAGCGCAGGCATGGATTGCTCGATCACATTCCGGTCCATCCCGTGGATCACGAGATAATAATAGGCTTCGGCAAGATTAGAGGCGGAATTCCCCGTTTTTAAAGCGAGACTATCGAGCATTGAGGTAAGCCGATCGACCTCATCCTTGGCTTGGTCACCGCTAAATCCCTCTTTGATTGCGGTTTGCATTAAGAGCCCAGCGAATTCAGCGTATTTCTCGGCAGACTCTCGGGCGAGGGATGCTTCGACACCAGCCATCAACAGATGCGTGCCGACATCCGCCGCACCATGGCCGCTCGGCTGCCGCGGATCATCTGGCTGCGGCACCGGTTCAGGCTCCGGTCCAGGCTCCTGCGGCGGCGGCGGCGTCGTGCCGGGCGGAATAAACGCCGGGGAATCGGGCGGCACATACTCGGGCGGCACGAACGACGGCACAGAAGCCGCCTGCAGCACCTGCATTTTTTCAGCATTGGCGTCGAGCTGAACGCCCAACTGCTGCGCGGCCTGCACCGCCTCGTCGGTCTCGGTCACCACGCTCTGCATGCCGTCCACCAGGCCCACCGGTGCCTGCAGCCCGGCCAGCGTGGCCGTGAGTTCCCCCAGTACGCCGGTCAGCCCCTGGATCGTGCTATCGAGCAGCCCGAATTCGCTGCGCACCTCATCCAGCGCCGCATTGCCCTCGGCCTGGATCCGCAGCGTAAGTTCGGCAACAAGATCATCATGCATTCATCGCACCCTTCTGGCGTTCAATCACCCCAGCTGCGGCAGCATTCCAGAAGCGGATATCATCCCACGTCAGAGCTTCGAGCTCGTGCCGGGACCAGCCGTAAAACCTGCCCAGCCCCGCCAGAATTACGGGCCAGTCCGGCGGCCAGGCGTCGTAAAAAAACGGAAGACGATGAGGACGGCGGCCATATCCGCCGGGTCCATCCTCTCCTCGAGCAGCGTGGCGCGGCCGAGCGTCAGGCCCGCCAGCACCATCAGCACATGCGCGCGGAATGCGTCGGTCGGCGCTTCGCGCACAAGGCGGTGCGTGGCACCCGTCATGCGACGCAAATGCAGGGTCTTATAGACCTCGGTCTTTTCGGTGCCATCAGCGGCAACAAACCGGAGCGTCACCGGAAAATCCAACGTCAGCTGATAGCTGCCATCGCCCACGGCCTTTGCATTCTCCGGAAAATCGGGCGGCAACTTATCCACGCGCACGATCTCGCCCAAATCATCCAGCCGGGGCAGCGCGACTGGTGCCCGCGCCGCCGGCGCATCCGCCGCATCGGGATCCTGCAGGATCTCCAGCTTTTGCAGATCGAGGCTCACGAGACCACCTCAGTCGCCGGCTGGCCGGACCATTCGAGCGACACGTTATTGCCCGCCCCGCCTTTCACCATCGTGTCCTTGATGATGACTGCGCCGCTGATCGTGTAGGTCTGGCCCGAATCGCATTGTACCTGCAATTCGGAATTATTGTAGGATTTCAGGGTGGCAAGCGACATGCCTGCCTTCAGCGGAAAGCTCGCCTTTACGGACGACGCAACGAAGCTCTGCGAAAAGGTGATTTCCTTGCCCGCGACCTGGGTCGCATTGATTAAGCCGCCCGGCGAAAAGCTGCTGGATTTCGACTCGACGTTAAGCTTGGTTCCGCCCCAAATAAGGCTGAGAATACCAAGCGCTTGAGCGGTTGAACCGGACATCGTCTACCTCAATTGTTAGAGATGAATTCGAGCGAGCCCGCCAGAACCATCAGATTGCCCATCACCTGGATCTGCTGGCGCGAATTCACCCGGTCGCCGTCATTCGGATCGATCGCAAATGTGCTGTTCGCCGCCGTCACTGCCGAATTCTGGATCCAGCCGTTTTTCTCGTACACGGCGCAGCGGCCCGTCCAGCTGCCCTGCAGCATCTTCGGCGTCACGACGCCCGGCGCATAGTCCGCCGCCAGCGTGCCATCCTCTGCCAGCAAATTGCGCGGATACAGCTCGGAGATATAGCCGTTCCAATCGTACCGCACGCGTGTCGGCACTTTCGCGTTCTGAAGATCGAACCAGCCGAAGTCTTCGATATTGGTTCCCGGGTCGGTCCGGAACGTGGTCGTCACGCGCTCCAAGTAAACCGTGCCGATCGAGTCCGTATAATAGGTCGAGAGGCCGGAGAGCAGCAGAGTTTCGCGCTCTTCGGGCGAGAAAACATCGGCGGATGCCGGCGCGACAATACCCGGCAGCGGCACCGTTTTCATTTGCAAAGCCGGTGCCTGGGCGGAGCTGTAGCAGCAAGCGCCTGCCATCGAGGCCGCGAATTTCCACGGCGGCGTCATCGGGTTCTGCATGGGCAATGCGGAGAGATATTTGCAGCCCGGCGCAAAATTCAGCGCCGTGCCGTAGGTCCCGCCGAGGCCGACATACCCGTGCGCATCCAACTTCACCATCGCGCCATAGCGCGCGTTCAACCAGTTGGCCAAGGTGGTGATATTTGTGGTATCGGTCCAGGCGAACGCGACGTCCGTATACCACTTGCTAATACCAGCGAGCGCGGTGGCAACCGTCGTCGTCGGGTCGGTGGCGCCGCCATGCATCGCGGTGATCACCACGGATATGCCCGGCGGCGTCATGTCGCCGTTCTGCGCGTTGATGCGCACATCGATCTGGTTGCCCAGCGTGCCGGCATTCCCCGCCGCCAGATTAACAACCGATGCGCCGGTGGTGTAGCTCGCTCCGGTGATAACCAGGCCGCCATTGCCCGGCTGGCTCTGCAGCTCGATCTGCGCGTATAAATTCGCGGCCACCGTCGCGGCCGTGTCGCCGATATTCACGGCCACCGGCACGCGCACGCTGGCGATATACACCGGCAGCGTGCCCGCCGCCGTCGCCGTCCCAAAAATCCCGATGGAGCCGCTGGCGTTCGCAGCACCCGGGGCGTCCGCAATGCCGATCGCATCCAGCGGTGTGTACGGGTTCGCCTTGATCCAGGCCGCGCACATGCTGGCGATGATCGAGCCCACGCCGAAGAGCGCATTCGCCTGCGACGGGCTATTGATCCGGTAGGTCGCACCTGGCGCGCCCAGCACGCCGGTCGAAAACATCTGGCCGATGACCAGGCCTGCAGCGGGGAAGTCGAGCGTGGCATTCTCGTT